AAGTTCTTTAACTTGAAAGCCTTGAGAACCAGCGTAATACTGTCTATTAGTTTCGGTAATTAAACCTCCGTTTGGAAATGCCATAGTTTATTTAGCTTTTTTCGTTAATCTTTTCTGATTGAGCTTGCTGAGATGCTACTTGTATAATTTGTGGGTCTTTAATAATTATTCCAGAATAAAGTAGTATCTGCGTTATAATATTAACTTGCTCGGTTGGATGTAATTCAAAATCTACAGATGATGCAGAATTATATATATATTGACCCGTAGTAGTTGATGGTATAAAATTCCATCTTGGGTCTAGTGGTTTTCTTATATAGGATGCTGTTACTTTATCAGTTATAGTTTCTGGATACATATATATCTTAAAATCTTTATAACGATATATTGGAAACTCTTTTGTAGGCTCTGTAAGCTTAGATAATTTAATTTTCAATAGTTCATTAGCTTGAACATATTGAGCTTCTCTGTGGTTGTCGTATATGACCGTACCAAGCTTATAAAAATTAAATGGGAATACCTGAACTATTATTGTTTGACCACCTGTTGGCAATGAAGATAAAGATAGGGTACTACCTACAATACTCCATGTTCCAGAACTCTGCACTACTCCGTTAATAAAAACTAACGCTGATCCAGAATCTAATAGGTCAGGATCTATTTGTGTTAAAGTGTATTGTGTTACATTAGTTACAGCTGTTATAGATTCTACTATAGACGATGTGTTCGTATTTGGTACGTTAAAATATGGTCCCACATACTCACATTCGCTAAGTTCCTCAAATATAGCTATCTTTTCTTGTAAATTTTTTTGACGATCTGAATATTCATTGTCATTATCAGGAACCCTTAGTTGCTGATTAAGATCCTCAAAGTACGCATTAAATATGTCTAGTTGTACTTGTGTTGCGGTTCTATTAAACTCATCTGGAGTCATATAACCACGATTCTCTTTATTAAGTATTAACAATACTGTTTTATATACTGTATCAATATTTACTGCCATATCATATGCTATTATAATATTAAGCGGTCACAATATGCAACCGCTTAGTATTAATTATTACGTGTTATTACATTTTTTTCTCTATTGAGCGATAAATTTCTACGCCTTCATCAGTCTTGAAGAATGCAGCCATAGCTGAATATGGATTCTCGTCAAAAGGAACTGTCATAAGCTTTCTATCATTACTTCCCCAATGGAATGTTCTTTGATCTTGTGACAATCGGATTATGCCCTCTTCTGTTGCTTTAATAGCGAAGTTTCTTAATCCAACATTTTCGTCATTTGCAAGTTCAATAAACAAATGAGGATTCTTTTTAGCAAATAACATCAAATCCCGCTTAAGTTCTTTAGAACTCATTTTACTAACTTTAGATCCAATTTCCACACGTAGTATTGCCTCTGCTTGATCAATATCCATTTCTTTAGCTGCCATTAAAGCATCTAATTCCGCTTCCATTTCTTCAAGATCATCAACTGCGTTTGCTTGCTCATCTAATTCTTTATATACTTTGTTTAAGCTTGGGTGATACAAAGATAGTAATTTTTGCAAGTTTTGTTTTTCTTTAGGAACAAATAAAGTTCCATCTTTAAACATTATGTGTCCTAATGTAGCTTGCCCCTTTTGTTCGCTTACGAGCGGGGAGTTTTGATTAGTAGCATAACGTAATTCTTTTTGTTCACCGGTCTCTCTGTCAAACCATAATAGCGGGCTATGAGCAGTGTGTTTAGATTTCATCATATATGTTAATGGAGCTGGTCCTATTAAATAATAATTTCTATCTTTTACTTCCCATTTAATTGCTGGTTTTTCCTTTGCTTTTGGTTTTTCAATTACCGGTTCATCAATTGTTTCTTCTACCTCTTTTTCAAAATCGTTTAGAGGTTCAACGTATTCTTTTTTAACAGCTACTGTTTTAGCTATTGGTTTTTTAGCGTCTGCCATGATATAATATGATTTAATAAATTAATTAATTGAAGAGTAAAAACTGCCCCCATAAATTCAACGAGGGCAATCTCTACACTTTTTGTTATGCTGGAGTTGTTGTAGTAGTAAACAATACAAAATTATTTGCTCCTTGAACACATAAACATCTTTCTGATAAGAAGTGAACTTCCATTGCATCTAATGCAGAAGTTTGAGCTCCAACAGATCCTGTGATCCAGTGTTTCATTCTTCTATCATCATATTGAGAAGCTCTATATCTTACGTGTAAGAATGGTCTACGGATATTAGTTCCTAAAATTTCATCATATACTGTAGAAGTACCTGCTGGAACTAATAAACCAGAAATAGAACTATTAGCCAATGCTCCACGAGTAGATGCATCATTTAAATATTTCCAGTCAGTTTTGTAAAAATCGTAAGATCCTCTTCTAAATCCAGAGAATCCAAGATTCAATGCCATTTTTTCTGAGTTTTCAAATAAACCGTATGATGTACCACCAGCTCCGTAAGAGTTCATAGTAGCTAACATGTCATCAATCAATAAAGACATTTGACGGTTGTTAAAGATCATGTTTTCTTCAATAGCTCCTTGAGTATCTAAGTTTTTCAAAATAGTATCAAAGTCAGTTAAATCTCCAGAGAAATCAGCAACTTGGTTACCTCTTTCTTTAACGGCTGCAAATAAACCTTGAGTACCTTTTATACCAAGCCCTGTTAATGTAGCGTTAGTAGCAAGTTCGCCTTCTACAACGGCCATTTCTAAGTAATCTTCGAAACGTAAACGCGTTTCAGATTCTGCTTTAAGGAACCACAAGAAACCATCAGCTCCTTCTTCAGTTGTAATTTCTACCCATCCAATTTGAGCTGTATCTGAACCGTTAACAACGTATTTAGATTTAATTATAATTGGTGAATTACTATATTGAGTAAATGACGGTTGAACAGAGTCTAGGTCAGCGTCATCAGTTCCTTTTTTGAATTCAGATCCATATACAAATATTTTAAGCGTTGCAACCCCTGTGTCAATATTTGCAAATCCGCCAGTAATATATGGTTGAGCTGTTATAGCTAATCCAGTAACGCCGGTTACATATGCTTTAGCCTCGTTACCGTCGTCATCAATAACAACAATTGTTTGCCCCTTTGATATTACATTTTCAACACCAGCAGCCGTAGGCAGTGTTAAAACGTTGCCAGTTAAACTAACATTATTATAAGCAATATGCAAACGGTTTTGTTCTGACCAAACAACTTGATCTGAAGTCATAGGCATCTCTGCCCCTACCATTCTTAAAAATCCAGATAACGTTCTGTTTCCATAACGCTCTACTTCTTGCTCATAGATCTCTGGCAAATATTGTTGAGAGAAGTTTTTTCCACTGCCATCAGTGAAATTTAAATAGTTTGTTTCTAATGTCTGTGGCTTCTGAGAAGGCACAATAGATCCAAAAAACGGATCTGGTGTAAATGTTGACATAATTTTTTAGTTTAAGTTATTTTTTTAATTCTTAATTTGTTAGAATCCATGCCGTTAATTGCTTTGATTTTTATGCCATTTACAAATAAGCTTTCAGGAGCGCTAGTTCGGGGAGAGGTGCTAACATTGTTAGACTTAGCCATTATTTCCTTAACTGCATCCGCTTTGCCTTGTTCGTAAATTTGTTTCATAATTGTCTCAGAATTATCGGCAACGTACATAGCTTTATGATATCCTTGAACATCTACAACTTCACCCTTATCGTTTAAGAACTTCTTAACTAGGTTAGAAATATCTGATTGTTTATCAATAACTGCATTGGTATTTGGTATATTATACCTTAATGTTTTTTCACCTAAATTAAAATCAAAACCTTTGAAATCATTAGTGAATAACTTTCTGGTATCTTCTTTGAATTTACCATGCAATTGCTCTGAACGTTTTTCGTCCTGTTTGTATCGGTTGAAAAATTCATTAGCTTCTTGTTGTTCTCTGCTAACTGATGGCCTCAACTTGATTTCATCATAATACTTTGTTTTAACATCCTCCAAGAATCTTTTTGCTTTTTCAGCCTCTTCTTTAAATTCGAGTCTTTTTTTCTTGATGTCTCGATCATCGTCTTCTTCTTCGTCGTAACTAAATTTTTCTTCCATGAGAAACTGTATCTCATCGTCGTCTAAATGTGGTCTTGACTTTCTATAATATTCTTTTATTAGTGTTTCACTTTTTATATTCGAGTAATCTACATTTAACCTCGAATAATCATCTATTGTACCGCCTGTTTCTTTCATAAAAGCAATAAGCTTTTCTATATTTTCCGGTAAAGGTTCTCCTGATGTTTTTGCTTCTGCAACAATTTCATTTAATTCAGCAACCGTTTCAACCTCCGGTTGTGGAGCTGCAATCATTTCAATTATTTCTTTTTCTTTGTTTTCGGTAACGACTTCAGCGACTTCGTTTCTTTGGACCACTTCTTGCAATCCCACTTCGGGCTGTTGATTGCCCAACACGCTTTCATTTGTTCCTTGCTCTTGAATGGCATCTTGTTCTTTTTTAGCTTTTAAATTTACTTTTGTTACTCCGTTAGGTTTATCTAACTTCCTAGGAGTTTTAATTTTAAATTCCCCTTCTTGTTTAATTTCTGACATGATATAATATTATAAAATTGTTAATGTAATCTATTCTCCAAATAAATCAAACCCTAACCCATTCATTACGTCGCTACCAGAGGATTCAAAATCTTTTGGCATAGTTTGGTTTTGTCTTTGATCTATTAATTCACTTTGCTGAGTACCTTGCATTTTTATTCTTTTGTCTTTTCGGTCCTCAATTTCTTTTATTTTGTTTTGATCTTTTGCTAAACTCATTTGGGCAAGTTGAGAACTATAATTAAATTCTTCAGCCATTAGTATTCTTTTAAGTTCCATTTCTGATTGCATTCTTTGGATCTCAAATTGTGCTTTAGCTTGCTCTATTTGTATTTGTGTTTGGGCTAGGGCTTCTTGTTTTTGGACTTCCGCCATCGCTGATTTTTCAGCCAACTCAGCATTTGCTTGTGCTTGTGCTTGAATATTTTGTTGCTGTTGTTCTTGCTCTCTAGCTATTTTTTTCTTTCTTTTATATTTAAGAGATTGATTAGCAAGCTTTAAATTTTTTATTTGTCTAATGTCAATTGCATCCTCTAAGTCTATACCTCCTGATTGCAATGCCACTTGTATGTTTTGTTCAAGTTGTGCTTTTTCTTCTTCGTCCGGCTCTAATTCTAAATAGATACCAAAGTCATGAAGATTTAAATTAGCTATTTCTCTTAGTGTTTGTACATTAAACGTAGATATACCTTCCGTTAAACTATTTGCTGTTAACGGATAATTCAATGATTCCGCCGCTTTTAAGCATATATTTTCACATAATCTTAATGTTAAATACAAACTTGATTGTACAATGTGCCTTGTGGCTGTATTAGAATTTGCGGCCGCCAATTTTTGCAAGCCAACCAAAGCATTTGGATCTGGAGTACTACCATCTCTTGCTTCATTCAAGCCTGTAACATCACGTATCATTTGTAAATAGTATTGATACGTGGCTATAAGTGATTGTATTTTAGCATTACCATTAGACGATTGCAACTCTTGTATTGGGTTTCTAGCGCCATTCTGACCTCCATCCTGGTTCATTGATCTACCAACTATACTACCTGTTTGGAAATACATACTAAGCGCTTCTGCCGCATTATAGTTTGTACCATTGCCAAGGTCTACTTCCGCTAAGCTATCAACATCTACAAATACTCCATCGGGTACAATCTTAGATAATACTTGTTGTAATTTTAAGTGTGTTAATTGAATCATATCAGCAAAACCTATAGTTCTACTCACAAGTGATTCTATTCTTCCGCGGTACATTCTAGGAGCACATATGGTATAGTTCATTTCAACCTTCGTGGTATCTGCATATGGGCGTGTCATAAACTCACTCATTTCCCATTTTAACATCTTTTCTTTACCTAATATTTTTACACCAGAATATAATACTTCTA